ATTCTACTGCAGCAGACGCCCAATAGTTATACATACGCTGAGGGTCTTTTAACGCACGGGTGTGACCTTTACGGTCCAGCCTTCCCTCAATAATCGTTTCCTCACCAACAACTGGAATAATCGGAATGGTCTTGCCGATCCAAACCTTTTCTTCTTCCTGCACCACATGATTACCAACAATAAAGTGGTAATGGATCACACGGCGAGTCACATCACGCTTACGAGTCTGGGGATCATCAAAAATTTTACTTTTCGGATCGACCTTCCGTAAATCCGAGGCCATAAGCGTCATCGGCTGACCATTCGGACCATCGAACATCAGCAGTTCATCGTTCACATCTTCCGCTTCAAAATACTCCGCAACGCGAACATGGTCCTCGTCATACCAGCCCTTTTCGCCAACAAGAACTTCCTGCCCAGCAAACTGCTTATACTGCGGATATTTCTGGTCGAACAAATCTTTCGGCATGTCTTCGAAGATAAACGCAAAGCGCGCATCTTCTTTCGCCGGAGCCTTCGCGTCCGGGTCAATATAAACCGTCAGCGGATCTGCGATACTCGTGATATAAATTTCCTGATCGAACGAGTTCTCGTCCACGTAGTCCGTGTTCACACGCAGATAGCCAATGCCAGCTTCGACCTGAAAGCGCGTAGCATAGTCGTAGTGCGCCGGGGCATTTGACTGATACTCAATGTGTCTCGCGATGCCGTCCCAAATTCGAGCACTTTCCGCCGTCGCTCCATTACCTGCAGCGCGATACTTAATCCCCGGCTTATTCATCTTCGCATCGTTAATGATGTTCAGATTATGCTGACGGGTCTTGTTGATCGTTAAGGCAGGACGCTCATCGCGCTGCCGATCATTCCACATGCGCGTCGGCCACTGATATTTGTTGTCAGCGTCCGCATTCGCAAAACGAATGTCATCCATGAACAATCTGCGGGCGTAGCTCTCCCAGCCTTCGCAACGCTTAAAACGCTCTTGCGCTCGTTTCAGGACTTTCTGGAATTTATCGCTGTCAACTGCTTGCCGTGCCATTTATCCCATCCATCCCAGGCTTTCGCCCAAATTCTGCAACTTACCCATTAACCCGCTTTGACGTTTTAGCGCCCCCGCCACTTTACGACTGCGCCCATCCGATCCACCTTCGTTCGAGGCAATAGCCATGTATCGAAAAGCGTCAGCGGCATGGGACGACCAATCATGCACAGGTTCTGCACTGAACGTCTCAGTCACGGGGTTTTCTTCGTAATGATAATGACGAAGAGCGTGTAAAAGGCCCTTCTCACATTTTGCAGCGTCAAACCAGCACGTCGGGAAAATGCTTCTCGCCGCAATAATCCCGTCGAACTTGCTCAACCTCGGCACAATACGGACTTGGAAACCCGCATCACGCATCTGCTCTTCGATAGACTTTTTCGACCCTAATGTTTTGGCCCGAGCATCATGCGGCAACCAGCAAATACCATAGTCATAAAGTTCGCCCGTGGAGCCCCTGCGTGTGCGCAGCACATGAATGTAATGATCTAGCCCTTTGAGTCGATTTTCGTAAAAGTCCACGACTCGTCGTTGCATTCCGACGTATTGCTCGAAGATAATTGCCGTGCTGTCTGACCGGCCAAGATCGAAATATAGATTAACAGCAGAGCTAGAATGGTGAGGAACGTGTGTGATACGACCTTCTTCAGCGCAGTCACGAAGTTCGTCCGCATAGACCGCTCCTTCCAGACTTTTTCGGCACTCCCCTTCCCACACATGCAAATACGCATCGCGGTCGCGGACTTTAAGATCGAGCATTTCCTGCTTCAAAACCTGCGGAAACCACGGATTATCGCGCCATGAAATCTTCTGCACAATCGCGTTTTTCGGCGGCTGCAGCACAAATCTCACATACGTATCATCGCTCTCAAGCTCCGGGTTAAACGAAGCCCAGATTTCAGAACCTTCCTTACGGATCGTCGGAATAAGCACGTCCCACGAGGTCTTCGTGACTTTATTCGCTTCTTCCACCCAGCAAATGTCCACACCTTCATATGACTTAATCTTCGTGACATTGTTTCGAATGCCCTCGAAAGAAAATTCCGAGCCTGTAGACGGGCAATAAATTCTTGCCTGCTCGATCTGATAAAAACCTTGCAGTCCTAAAAGATCAATCTGGTCACTTAAAACTCTGTGCACCGAGTCACGAATTGAGTTTTGTAATTCACGAGCACAGAGAATGCGAAGGGTCTTTTTTGCCGCAAGCAGCACCAGTGCCCTCGCAATTCCCCATGACTTCGCGCCACCACGACCGCCATATAAAACTCGATAACGCACAGGCAAACCATTGACCTGCGGCCAGAACAAGCATTGCAGCTTTTCCGGCCACTCAATCACTTTTGCATTTTGTGCGGTTAAGTCCATCTTATACGCAATCCGTAATGGGCTTATTTCTTCTTGCCGACCTTGGCATTGTAAGCAGCAAGGCCCTTTTTGTCCATCGCCTTGTCCTTGGCAGAGCCTTCTTTCACGCCCTTTTTCTTGAGCGCTGCGTCCTTTTTCTTATCCATCGGCGAGCGTTCCCACTCAGCCATCGTCATTTTGCCCTTCGCCATATCAATTACCTCCCGGCTGCTTGCTGGACTTCAGACTTTTCAATTCTTTCTGCTGCGTATTCGGGGCGATACCGCCTTTGTTCGCCTTCGCAGACATCAGCTTACCCATGTCATGCTTCATTCCCATCACATGACTTTCACGATCCGGGCGTTTATGGTCACAACACTTTTTCATGTCAGTCTTCCTTTCTTGTCCTATCCCACAACTTAAACGTAATCTGCAACACCAGATAAATGCAACCCAAAATCGGCGCGAGCAGTGCTGCAATGTCCGAATAAGGCTTTATTTCCTGTATCCACAAAGGCGAAGAAATCATTGCACCTGCCACCACACCGCCAATCTTCTCACTCGTCGTCGAGAACATTGTGCCGAAAAGTTCGTGAAAAGACTCGTTGTGTTGTATCGGCATAGCAATCTCGCTCAGTAAGTAGTGACTATTGGGCCGACATTAGCAACAAAAGTTGTTGGAGCGTTAGTCGCGCTATTACTCAACGTCCCATATACTGTCGGCGACCGTCCAGTTGCGCCAAAAGCACCCAACGTAAACGTGCGGATTCGGTTCGTGCCTGCGCCATTATCGCACTGCACGGCAACATAATATCGACCAGGCCCTTTCGCAAAATACGCAGTCGTAAAGTTGTTCCCAACAAACTGAAACGTCGAGCCCGTTACCGAAAAAGAAGCCGTCTGCGCAACAACTGCACCTGCACGATCAATCAAATAAATTTTTGCATTACCATTCGCAACTGAGCCAGTCAGCACACTGGCTCCAGTCAGCAATGTCGATGCCGAGATATTCAACTCACTTACATAAGTTACAGTATTTAACGTAACCGTATCATTGCCATCCGTATTCGCCAGCACAGCGCCATATCCAGACACAAATGCCGTTGTTTCTTGCAGTGTGCGGATGTCAATTTGCTGCGCTCCAGCTGCAGTATTATTCACATCCATCAAGATGCTATTGTTAATTCCGATGTCTGGAACTGTGTGGCCCCAATTAGAGTTATACTTTATGTTCCCTCCCCAAAGATCACCACCAGCATAAGTAGTCTGGTCAAAGATAGCGCCAAAATTCGCATTAGCAGCAACAATATCTGCTTCGAAAAGTGCCGCCCCGCTATCCGTGCTTACTAATGTATAGCCAGGTATATTAGATGTCGCGTTTATTCTCAGCCCATAAAAATTACCGATGACCTTGATAAAAGTATCGGCAGAAGTCGGCGCAACTCCAGTATATTCGATATTCGTCGCGTCCATTATGATATTCTGCCCAAACTCAATCAAAACCCCGACATACCCAGTGCGCACAGCAAAATACACAGATTGCAGCGTCAGGTTATTAACCGAGAATGCCTCGATGACGTTATGAATAGAATACAGCAAACACTGTCTAAACAAATTCACGCCAAGAGTCGCGCCACCCGGAAAAGACTCCGCGTAAAAAGGCGACAAAATCGGATTTGCAGATGCAGGGCCGTATTTAGAATTGCCATCAAGAATGATCGGTGTGTCTGCATAATACCAGCAATCATCATGCGTATGATGTTCACCGCGCTTATTCATAATGGCAATGGTGCCCACGCCGCCATTAGCGCCGGGGATTGTCCCCATTCCAATCGCCATACGAACAAATTTATTATTCGAGCAAAACCCATTACCTGATGCACTTACACGCTGCAAGAAAATACCAATCTGCGAAGGATTGGTCGCACCAGCAATAAGCCCAATGTCCTCAAAAATAGTGTTACATCCACCAGACATATCAATCATAATGCCATTGGTAGATGCCAGTAACGCACCGCCCGTTTCGCCAACAATAATGCTGCCGCCAGTTGCTGCCGGACTAACAGTCGCAACACCAGAACCTGTGCCTCTCAACTTAATGCAAATGTTATTGGCATAGGTAAGCTGGATTTTTAACGTGTTCTTGATAACATAACGGCCTGTCGGAAAGAAAACCTCACCACCCAGCAACCCATACACGTAATCAATCGCAGCTTGAATTGCCGCCGCGTCATCGGTAACGCCATCGCCCGTCGCACCAAAATCCTTAACGCTCACGCTATCGCGGAATTTTGCCTGCGCTGTTCTTGCAACCGCACCTGTTCCGCCCTGCGTATAGCCGACCAGCGAAGAACCGCTACTTGCTGCAAGCGCGGCATACGACACTTTTTCCAAGTCAAGTTCGTCAATAGCGCCCTGCACTGTCGTCGCCGCAACAGTTCCCGCTGGAGTATTCGCAATATAAGTCGCCTGAACGAGTTCGCGTTTCCAGCGATTGCCGACCGCATCCACAATCACAGTCGTGCCGTTGTCCGGCGTCACATGATCTGCAGCGTCAAGATAGAAAAGTCCACCACCATCGCCCGCGACATTATTATAAACCAGCGCAACAATCTTGGGGCTATTCGCCGCTGAAGTAGACCACGCTCTTAACGCAGTAATATTCGTGACGATATTAACAAATCCAGTTCCATATCCATTCGGAACGCCCAAATACGACTGCCAAGTATTCACATCTGTCGCAATAAGATAAATGTTTGCCCCTGCGGCCAGCGTGATGCCGATGTCCCCCGGAATGCCGTCAATCGTCGATCCGCCTTCCGCGAACACCACGACAGTATTCGGAGCATCATTCACGATCCACAGCAGCCGCCCCGGAAGCGCCTGTTCAATCACCACACCCGCATTCGGAGCGGACGCCGCTGTGATCTGCGTAACAGTATCAACAATTCTTGCCGACGTGAAAACCGTTCCACCCGCTTTCGCCGTCAGACTTGAAGTCGTAGACCATTGCGGGTTTGCAACCCTATCATTCAACTGATTTCCGTCAGTCAGTCGATACCCAGGTGCGAACGGATCAGGCGTCGTCATATCTTAATCCTTTACGAAGGCTGCACTTCTGCCGCTTGCTCATTCACAGGGGGCGTAGCCAGTTGAGCGTCAGCCTGCGCCTGAATTTCCACAACCAACTGCGCCACTTCCGAATACGGTAACTGCGTAACCCCCCGCATCACCAAATTCCACTTCGGAATATCTAACACAATAGTAAGTTTCTTTTCCATCTTTGGCTCCTTTTATCAACTTATGCCCAAGGCAACTCAGTCATCACACTCTGCATTTGCGTTTTTTGTAACACCTTCGCCTTGACTTCATCATCTATCGCAGAAAGCTGGTCTTTGCCCAGCGCCGCTTCAACCCATGCCGCAACTTGCGTTTTCGTCAAATCCGCATACGGAACGAACTGCGCTTGCATATCCAGTTGAATAGGAGTCTCTCCGGCCACAGATGCAGACTGCCCGTTATCGTCCACTCCTTGACGTTCCCACGCGACATTAAACACGACATCGGTTTTACCATCCATTTCAGCATGGCAAACCATCGCATTGATAATCCAAGAACATTTAATAGTCATTTCCAGCCCCTTACGCGCCAGTCGTTACGTTCGTCCACGTCGTCGAGCCATTTGTATTGACATACATACGGTCATTCGTGGTCGTGCCGTCGCTGCGCAGATACAGCGAGCCCTTCGCCGCCGAGACAGTCGGCGCTCCCGATCCGTAATAAATGCCAAATCCCGCAGTTGTGCCGAATAGCATCCGTGCAGTCGCGCTACCACCTGCCGGAGTCGCTGTGCCTGCACAAACATTCAAATTACCGCTTGTATTATCTAGCGTCATTATTGTGCCAGAAGCAGTATTTCTAAATACAATGCCACCGTCAAAATAATTTGTGCCGCTCCCGATATAATCAATCAGTAACTTTGCGCCACTAACTCCTACAAAATGACCGCAAGTCGATCCAGCAGCAGTCTGCACTACATACAGTTTTGCAGCAGATGCAACTGATCCGATAGAAAGATTATTTGCGCCAGTAAAGCGCATCGCTTCCGTGCCGGACTGAAAAAACTGGATTAGATTGGATGCAGTCGTGCCGACGATGTATTCACTCGAGCCGCCGAGTTGCAGCTGATTTGTCGTTCCCAACCGCACATTGCCGACAACATGCAACGAAACTGCAGGAGCCGCCGTGCCAAGACCCAAACGGTTATTCGTATCGTCCCAGAAAAAGTTCGCGTTATCCTGCGTATAAACGCCAGATGCGCCCGCAAAAACGACCGATCCAGTTGTGAAAACCGTGCTCGTCCCCGTTCCGCCACCAGACGGCGGGAGCACACCTCCCGCAGCCACAATCGAATAATCAAACGTCCCTGTGAACGGATTGAAAACCCATGCCATGATTTTAACTCCGCGTCACGGTCAGCAGATTACCCGAACCATCATACGTCATCGTCAACGTGGCGACTGTCGTGCCGCCCGATCCGCCCAACTTATAAACCACAGTCGTTAAATTGCTTCCCGTGTAAGAACACGAGATATAATCGTATTCCGCAGGACTCAGCGGTTGAAACGCCACAACCGCCGGGGCATAAGTGCCCTGTCCATCAGACATCGGAACGAGCTTTGTCGCCACGCCCGTCTGATAATCATACATTTTTGCGTCAGGGGTGATCGCCATGATCTGTTCCTCAAATCTTCAAGCAAATTGCCTAAAAGGTGAGGGGCACGAGGCCCCTCGATCAATTAATTATACGCCCACGCATAAGTCGTCGCGCCAGCAGTGTTCGTGCAGGCCACAACACGCGTAACCGCACCCGTCGCACTGACAGCCGAGCCATACGTGCCGGTGCCATACGCCGTGCCGTTGCTCACCGTCGCAATCGCACCCTGCAGCGCAGCAGTGCAAGTCGGCAGCGTGGCAATCGTCAGGATCGACGGCAGCACATACGTCGCAACACTCGATCCTGACAGGATATAAGCGCGCAACTGCGACGTGCTGATCACTTCCGTCTGCGGATTAACGCCGCCCGACAGCATCGTGTCCGCCGGAATACGCTCATTACCCGTCAGCGGGAGCGTCGTAGCATAGCCCGTGATCGGCGAAGCCGTCGCAAGCGGATAATCGGGGAACTGACCCTGAGCAAAAGCGGAGCCTACACCCACAAGCGCAAGCAGTCCGCCAATCAAAGCAACTTTTTTCATCATTTGCCTCTTATGAGCGAGATAGCACCGCGCAACTCGTCACTTTGCTGCGGTTTTCCAACATTCTGGGTGACGCCAGACTCAAAATCAGGATTTCCCGGCACAAATCTGTCCGGAGCCTGATAATTCGCATTGCCCTTGCGAGCTTCTTTGCCAAAAGTCCCAGTCTTCTCGTCGTATTTATATTCCGTCGAGTGCTGAGTGCGGCTTGTGTTCACGCCGCGGAGCGGGCGTTCCGCAATTACTTTTCCGCTGTTCTTGCCATTTGCCATTTTCTCATCGGCGCAAGCGCCGCCTTCTAAGCGTATGCTGCCCGAGGCGCTTACGGGCCTTGGCCTGCGAGCATACTGGCCCCTTTGCCGCAAGCCGTCAATGCTTTTTGCCTCTAAAAATAGTCAAAAATGGCTCTGACCTAACACCAATTTCAAAACATTGTGCAAAACAATCGTCACAATTCCCAGCCCAACCAGCCGGATAGCGAAATACAGGAAAAATTCCCAGTCTGGCGGTAACATTTGCCCACCTTTCGCAGTCAAATCGGCATTCGCTCCATCCAGTGCAGCACCGGGATCACTCCCTGCGTTTCCGCCCGCAAAATCGCCCCCTTCAAGCTGGTTTCGACCAGTTTTGTGTCAGGGCATTTGCTTAAATGCCTCGCCGCCACGATCCCAAGAGGCTTTTTATCCGGCCAGACCTTCTCCACAATCGGAAAATACAATTCATGCAGCTGCCTCATGCCCTGATCCACGTCAGTCAGCTTGCATTCAATCACCACAATCCGCTTTTGCCCCTCAATAATCAAGTCCATCTGGCAATGTCCAGGGCCGTTCAAATCCTTAAATTCAAACCATTGCCCATGTTCCGCTCGCGGGATCGCCGCGCTTAACGCCTTTTCATAGCGCAAGCCTGCCGCTTTTGACCCTTTTGGCCTGCTTTTCGGGATATGGGCGGGGCGCAAACACCTCGCCGCATAAACCAGCCCGACAACTGCGCGATGATACACCTTTATCCCTTCGCGTAAGGCGCTTTCTTTTCACCGATTTTCATTCCAGCCTTTTTCGCCGCTTTAACCGCAACAGCTTTGCCTTTCGCATCGCTTCCGCCCATCGCTTTGCCGTTCTTACACGCTTTTGTTTGCATCTTCGCCATGTCTTTTCTCCGCAACCCAAACCCAGATTTCTTTCCCCCTCACCTCCAGCATCAATTCGCCGTTCGGATGATCTTTCGGGGAAAACTGCAAAAACCCATACGCCCGGAGTGGAAAAGGGCCGCTTTCCACCGCTTCAATTTCCAGCAGCCCTTCAAATACTCCAAGCCGATACCGAGTCATTTCTTCTTCACTTTTGTGGGCAATCGCTTGAGCGCACCTTTGCCCTTAACCTCAAATTCTTTCCCCACACTCTGCGGGATGCCCAACCGCTTCGCAGCCTTCGGGTCATGCGCCACCATCGCCATCATCTTCGCTTGCGCTTTACTTTTCGCGGGCATATCAAACTCCTTGCATCGTCACAATCACAGATGGGATAGCGGGGCGCGCAGGGCTCACGCCCGGAACCGCCGGTTGCGCTGCCTGTGCAAACAACCTCATATTCACATCCAGCGACCACCACGCCAATTCCAAGAAATCCCCTGCCGCCAACGGCAGCACAAAATTCCACGCCGCCACGGCCTTCGCGTTATTTCCGTTCGCATCACTCGACGTGTTCGACCACGCCAACGGCTGCCCATTCTTTTTCAGCCAAACCTCAAACGTGTCCTGCCCGGAGTCCGTTTTATCAAACTGCGCGGAGAACTGCAGATTATAAACTCCCGCTCGCGTGACAGTGATCTGCGAGCCTCCCACAATGCTAATGCCCAACGACGAGTCCACCGTGTTGAACGTCATAATCTGTTCATTCGCCGCCGTCGCCGGGGGAGCCGCTGGCTGGATTGTCGTGTCATCCGCGGAGATGTAATCACTTGACGGGGCCAACGAAATCGGAATAAACGAGAAAGTCCATTTCCGAAGTTCCTGCGCCACGAACAAACACGCGGTGCTTGCGCGCTGCAAAATCCCCACATCGCCCGTTGTGCCGTCGATTGCTGACCCGCCGTCCGCAAAAACCCGCATGTCCGTGGCGGAATTATTGTAAACCAGCACGACTTTGCCCGGAAGCGCCACCGGCAAAGTCACGCCTGCGCCCGTCGCCCCGACCGTCGCGACATTCGCAATCGCCTCAGTGATCTTCGTGCTCGTCGCCCGCGTCCCGCCTATCGTGGCCGTCAGGGGCCTGCTATACGACCACACCGGGTTCGCCAGCGCCCCGTCCAAATCCTGCCCATCCTGCAGGCGCTTACCAAAGTCGAACGGTTGCGGAAATGTCATCTTTCAACCCTTTCCTAAACAATCTTACACGCAATCAACTTTTCTTTATTTTCCAGCCACGCCTCACAAACAAATTCATATCCATCTGCGATAATCAGCCCGTTACTTGCCCGCACCAGCAGCACAACCTGTTCTGCCCCCGTGAACTGCCGATATTCCATTTTTGCTGCCCGAAAAATATCTTTCACTTTGAAATATTGCACATTTTCCCGGCGAAGTCTATCCACCAAACCTATCGCTGTTTCGCGACTAAAATGCAGCGTCAAATAATCTTCCGCAGCCGCAAAGCCATCTTCAATCATTTCGACACCTTTTGCTTGTTGGCTGGAACCCACCCGCATTTCAGCGCCATGCCGACTGCGTTATGTTCCTTAATCTGCGCAATCGTCGGGGGCGTGTCGTGCTTTGAATAATAGATCGCTCGCGCCGCCTCGCAAAATGAGGCCCCGTGCAGGGCGTCAGTCCCGTCTGAACCCGTCGTCGTCTGACACGCTGTCAGGGTTGGCAGCAATAGAAGCCCGAACAGCTTCCCGCGCCGCGACGGCGATCTGCGCGTCTTTGACTTGGCGTCTAAGCGCATCCAGTTGCTCCTGCACTTTTCCCGCATTTGCCAGATTTCGAGCGTAGAGGAACTCAAAAATCTTCCCGACCGCGCTGAACAAAGCGCCCAGCGCGGTCAAAAGCGCGGGGATCACTGCCCCTTCGTCCCGCCAGTGACGTTCCAGTCTTTCGCCGCCACAAGGCCAATGCCAATCAGCGCGTTCTGCAGATCAACCCAGTTGATGTCTTTCGTCTGCCACGCATGGGCCAACACCGAAATCAACGTGAAAATGCCCGGAAGCGTCGTCATCCAATTCGTAAACATTTCACTCTCCAAAAGGTTAAGGCAGCCCGCCTAGTTACACGGACGGGACGTGCCGTCCCGTAGCCAGCATTCCACAAACTTCGCATCATCATGAGTGCTTTGGCATCCGGCCAGCAGCATAGCCGTCCCGAACAGCACCAAACACGCCAGCATGGCGCAAATCACAAATCTTACAGCCTCTTGCAGCATTTCACGCCCCTTCGTTGAAGCGGACATTTAAGCGGACTTCTTCACTGGTAGAGCCGCAGGCGCGGA